TGCACCAAGGAAGACTCCAACGCCTTCGTCTGTGGAACCCTTCCTTCTCAAGGTAAGCGTAACGACGTGCATGCTGCTGTTGCTCGCATCCGAGGAGGGGAAAGTGTCCGACAACTTGCCTCTGACGACGCGGGTGGCGTAGCTGTCGTCAAGTTCCACAAAGGACTAACCGTGTTAAGGTCCCTCCTCACTCCTCAACGGACAGGGGCCCCTGCCGTCTTCTGGCTTCATGGATCGACCGGTGTTGGAAAGACAAGGAGCGCATTTGAACTTGGCCGGGTTTTGGCATCTGGGGACTCAGATATCTGGATCTCCAGCGGCGGGCTTCGTTGGTTCGATGGTTACGACGGACAGTCCGTCGCGATATTCGATGAATTCCGGTCCAAACACGTTACGTCCTTCGCTTTCCTACTCAGGCTTTTGGACCGATACCCCTTCTCCGTCGAATTCAAAGGAGGATTCGTCACTTGGATTCCCAAGTTTATTATCATCACCTGCAGTGTCGACCCAGACGATTGCTTCGCCAAGCGAAAGGAACATGTCCCCGAAGATATTGCTCAACTCCACCGAAGAATTACACGCGTCGAATTACTTGACTCCGTCCTCTCCGACAACGAGAGAATCGAATTGGTTACACGACTCGCAGCCATTGCCAATGGAGATAATTTATCCTGATTGGCTGGTTTACAACGAAGACGTTGAAATGTGGAACGGTGAAGGTGATCCTTTTTATTGTGATGTTTAAATAAAAAGTGTTTTAAGGATTTCTGGTTTCAATCAAAACGAAGGAATTCGAAGATAGATTAGAAAAAAAAAATCCCTGGTTGCCTACGGCAACCAACCCAACTACGTGGGCTAGCGCCCACTCCGTTGGGTTTTTCTCTGGCTCCAGACGGGCTTACGCCCGTCTTCGCCAGAGGTAGGGGGGAAGGTGTTAATTGTATAAAGGATTTTGAAAAGGAAAAGACAGGTGTCTTTTTACCTAGTGTGCTAGTGTGCTGTGCTAAGAGGTTGGGGGTAATACTAATCCCCAACCTAACGGAAACTTAACTAACCTTATGGTTAGTCTTAGTATTTTTGCATGTGTTTCAAATTTTTCAAACATGAAGCGAGCTGGTGGTGCCTATTCTTACGAACCGATTAGTAAACGACGTAGACCTAGGCAAGAAGCTGTTGTAGTTCCCGTTGCTAGAATGGCTAGATTTCCCGTGGTTCCAAGAGGTGCAGTTCCTGTATATAGGAAAGCGAGAGTGCCTGCATTAAGACCAAGTCTTAATAACGGTTTATTGAAATGTGTGGATTTCAATTTAAACACCGGTACTTCGTACATTGAATCAAATATATCTACAAACACCACTTCCGAATGTTGTAGCATTATAGGACCGGGTAATGGTGTCTTTCAAAGAGAAGGGAGAATTCTTCGATATCATAGTATAGAGATCATGTGGACGCCAGTTTTAATGCAATTAATGGTTGCAAATCAAACTTTATCACCATTAGTAAGAATGGTTGTAGTTTGGGATAAAAACCCTGCCGGTGCTATACCTACTTTTAATACCGTTTTCGGGAATACGGATAACCAAGGTGTCGAAACGTGTGCCGTTATGGATCCGTTGAGATTGGATAATATGTCTAGATTTACGATTCTGTCGGATACTATAATCGAACCTACACATCAAATTAGTCCAGTAGCTACTGGTGTTAACGGTAGTGTTATACCTTATAAGCGAAGAGTTTGGATAGATTTACGAGGTAAATACACTAGCTACAGTGCGCAGACAACTCCTCCTTCGATGGGAGATATTGCTACTGGTGGTTTGATTATTTTTTGGCGAGCAAATTACGCAGGGGGTGCAACCGCCCCTGCAGGATTTGGTGGTTGGCAAAATACAAACGAAAGCATTGCTAGAGTTAAATTTTATGATAACTGAATAAATTCTTAATGTAATTATAGTCGCTGCGCTCCCCACTTAATTATTTTGTAGCTATTTTGCAATGAAGGGGAAGGGACCCCGACGGGGTCCCCCCCTCCCCCTTCAAAGCGCGGCCTCCGGTCTCCGCTACCGCTCCGACCTTCGGTTGCCTGCGGCGCTGTATGCATAATAGATTGTTATCTTTAAATAATTAAAGCACGGGAGATAGTCGGAGATTGAAAAGGACAGGAAAAGGAAAAGTTAGGTTTCTTTTTTCCTAGTATAGGAGAAAGTTACCTTTTATTTTCACCTGGCCAGGTAGCTTACCGGCTAAGGATACCGCATACTAAACCTTTAGGTCCTTAGTTCGGATCCCGCACCGGTAAGTTTTTTTTCTTAGTAAACGAAAAAATAAAATGAATAAACTGGTGGTACCGGAGTTTATAGAAAAAGAAAGCAGGCTATTGGTCGAAAAGTGCAGCCGGAGTTTCCCGTGTGTATAAATTCTCATGGGTTTCTTACGGAGTATCAAAAATACTCCAATGGAAGCTGCACCTCTCGCCCCTCTTGCCAATTCGCCTGCTACACGTGCCGTCGCCGGTGGTCCCGCTCGTCGAAATCAGAAGGGGACTCGCGTATCTCGCTTCGTGTTCACTTTGAACAATTATACCGAAGAAGAGTATAATTTTTTTTTAGCTTTCCCCTGCCAATGGTTAGTAGTTGGCAAGGAAGTCGGGGAGAATGGAACACCTCACTTGCAAGGTGCCTGCATTCTTGGTTCGAGATGGAGCTTCTCGAAGCTGAAGACATTGATTGGCTTCAAACGTGCGCATCTGGAACCGATGTGTGGGCGACCCGAAGACTCGCTTGCATACTGCACCAAGGAAGACTCCAACGCCTTCGTCTGTGGAACCCTTCCTTCTCAAGGTAAGCGTAACGACGTGCATGCTGCTGTTGCTCGCATCCGAGGAGGGGAAAGTGTCCGACAACTTGCCT